TCATGGAATGCGAAGTGTGCGGAGGCCGTGCGGTTGACATCCACCACATTCAACCACGAGGAATGGGAGGGAGCAAGAGCCGAGACACAATAGAAAATCTGATGGCGGTATGCCGACCTTGTCACCACGAAGCCGACTTTGGCACTAAACTTTCAAAAGAACTTCTAAATGAAATCCACGTACAGTACCTATCACGGATTCTCCCTTGACACCGTCATCGGCTCCTACTACATTATGCGTATAAATGTCTCGATGGCGGGTATTATGTTGCACCATTACGAGGTATACCGAAGAAAGGGAAAGGACTTCTTTTTGGAGTACCAGAGCGAGGAGATGAACGATGACGCCTTCAACGAGTGCGTGAACTACATCCGCCTCAAATGATTCACATCCTAACTCCCTGCTCACGTCCGTGGAACCTTGTGATGATTGCCCCAAGCATCCCGCCCAAGTGCAGCTGGAAGGTGGCCTTTGACAAATCAACAGGCGTACAATCAAGAGGCAAATGGTACACCTCTCAATATACTGGCAGCTGGGGTCACCCAGTAAGGAACGAAATGCTCTCCCGCCTCAAGGCCAAGCCAGATGATTACGTCCTTTTTTTAGACGATGACAACCTAATCCACCCCAATTGGTACGAACACATCAAGGGAAGCACCGCAGATATGGTAACGTGGGGGCAGGAGAACAAGGACGGCTCCCTCCGACTACGAGCAACAGACCAGCCAAAGGTTGGAAATATCGATATGGGATCGTTTATGGTGAAATACAAAATCGCCAAGCAATTGAAATTCACCGACGCATACGAGGCAGATGGTATCTTTGCTATGGAAGCAGCACAAAAAGCGAGCGAGATTCAAGTAATAAACGAAAGCATTTCATATTACAACTACTTAAAATGAAAGCAACACTTACCTATAAGGTGGAGACCCACGAACAGGAGGCCATCTTCAAGAGAGCAGTAAGATCGGAGGATGCTTGGAACTCCCTCTGGGAAACCGAACTATTCTTGCATACAATGGTGCAGGAAGCCAAGCACGAGTACGAGCTGATTCTTTGGAAGCAGGCGCAGTCCGTATTCCGCAACATCCTACAAACGAACTCAATATCTCTGGAGAATGAATACTGAAATAGTTAAAATTGAAACGGTACTGCCGAATCCGAGCAACCCCCGAATTATCAAAGACGACAAGTTCAAGAAGCTCGTAAAATCAATCCAAGAGTTCCCGCAGATGCTTGAACTGCGCCCTATCGTGGTAGACGCAAATATGGTAGTCCTTGGTGGTAATATGCGCTTAAAGGCGTGCAAAGCAGCAGGACTTAAAGAGGTGCCGATTGTTATTGCCGATAACCTAACGGACTCGCAAAAGAGCGAGTTCATAATCAAAGACAATGTAGGGTTCGGTGAATGGGACTGGGACTTATTAGCGAACGAATGGGATGAGGAGTTATTGCAGGAATGGGGATTGAATGTTCCTTTGTGGAACCTGAATGAACCTGAAGATCAAAAAAAGGATTCGACTGAATATGATTTTGAGAATTTTGATAATTCGGGATTTACAACAATAAAAATAGTGTTGGAAGATGAGAAAGCAAAGGAACTCATTGACAGGATTGATTTAATGAAAGGCGAAAAAAACTTATCTGAATTTGTTTATGAATACTTCTGTAATTAAAAAAGTAAAAAATTATGACAGCACTAAAAAAATAGTGCCAAGATTAAAACCTTCATCTGTAAAATTAGAAAGAGACACTTTGTACACGGATGAAGATGGGAGGATTTTGTTGATGTACACAAACATTTCATCTTGGCCTGAAGCAAGAGATTTAACTCTGGCATCTCTGTCAACAGACGCAAAAAAATCCACAAGAACTTCGGGGGTAAAAACAAAAAGTTCAGTTTTCGGGTATATGCCAAGAAATGCTTTGAGATACAATTATTGCAGAAAAACAATTAGCACAAAAAAAGAATTAAAGAATTGGAAACTCTTGACCGATTTTGCTAAAAATAAATTGATGCCTTTTTATGTAGACAATTTTTTTATTGACACAGAAAAAAAAATGCAAGAAAGGATTTTGAATGATTGGAAAATAGATGACACAATTTTTACAACAATAAGCATAAACTTCAATCAGTTGATTAAAACCCACACTGATTCGTTTAACACGAAGGGATCTTTGTCAAATGTTTTAATATTAAAGCAAAATGCAGAAGGTGGACAACTGTATTTACCAGAATATGATGCCTATGTTCCTCAAGACAACGGAGATTTGACTGTCTTTCGAGGTGAAGAAATTTTGCACGGAGTTTGCAAATGTGATTTAAAAAATGGGTTTAGGGCTTCATTGGTTTTTTATCAATTAGAGCAGCTTCAGCATTGCTATCCATATTTGGAAGAATTGAAAACTGCTCAAGATTGGTATGATCAAAGTGCAAAAAAAAGAGTAGAAAAAAGATTGACATCAAAAAAGGATGGACAAAACTGAACAGCATAAAAAGGCAATGCTCGATGCATTGGAAAAATCCCTCGGAGTTGTAACCTCGGCTTGCAAGACGGTAGGGATTGGGAGAACTACGCATTACCTTTGGATGGATAGCGACCCCGATTACAAAGAAGCAGTCGATTCATTATCAGACGTTGCCCTTGACTTTGCAGAAAGCCAACTACATAAACAAATCAAGGACGGCAATTCAACCGCTACTATCTTTTTCTTAAAAACAAAAGGGAAGAAGCGGGGCTATGTAGAACGCCAAGAGCTGGACGTATCCACGGGAAAAATGTTCCAAGTAGAGGTTCTTGGGGGCGATACGAACGAATAAGGTCTTTGCCCACCTACTGCGGAGCGACAAGCGAATCACAGTAGAGCAGGGAGGCACTCGGAGCGGGAAGACATACAACATCCTGCTCTGGGTTATTTTTCATTATTGTGCAAACAACAGGGACAAGGTGGTCACCATTTGCCGAAAGACCTTCCCGTCCCTGCGGGCATCTGTGATGCGGGACTTCATCGACATCCTGCGAGCGCACGACCTGTACAGGGAGGAGCATCACAATATGAGCAACCACGAATATCAGCTGAATGGTAACCTCGTGGAGTTCATCTCCCTCGATCAACCCCAAAAGATTCGGGGACGGAAACGGAACCTACTGTACATCAACGAGGCGAATGAGCTTTTCTTCGAGGACTGGCAACAGCTCATCTTCCGTACCGACGGCAAAATCATCCTCGACTACAACCCGTCCGATTCCTTCCATTGGATTTACGACAAGGTACTGACCCGTGACGATTGTGACTTCTACCAAACGACATACATTGACAACCCGTTCCTTGACCCTGTCACCGTCTCGGAGATTGAACGTCTGAAATTCACGGACGAAGATTACTGGAGGGTCTATGGTCTTGGCGAACGGGGCAGCAACCGTGCAGCCGTATTCTCTTTCTCAACAAGCGACATCCCGCAAGGGGCAAAACTACTGGCATATGGAATGGACTTCGGTTACACAAACGACCCAACCTCCCTCGTGGGTGTCTACGAGTACGGGGACGCTCTTTATATGGACGAACTCATCTACCGCACAGGGATGACGAACCGAGACATCCACAACGTACTCACCGACCTCGGCATCAGTAGGTATGCTGAAATCTTTGCCGATAGCGCAGAGCCGAAATCCATTGACGAACTGCACCGCTTTGGCTGGAACATTAAACCCACAGCCAAAGGCCCAGACTCGGTAATGGCGGGTATTGATATGCTGAAACGCTTTCGGCTACTGGCTACCCCACGGAGCAGCAACCTAATCAAAGAGCTGCAGAATTACAAATGGGCAGAGGATAAAAACGGCAACCTATTGAACAAACCGATGGACGCTTTCAACCACGCCTGTGATGCTGCGAGATATGCCGTATTTAATAAGAAGGCAAACCCTAACTTTGGCAGATATTCTTTGAGATGATATTAGTAGTAGGACAACCCAACGGAGTTTTTTACCACCGACTCCAAGTTCCTTACGAGGACTTACTGATGCGTGGGTTCGCAGTGAAGTTCGGCACGATAGCCGACCTCGACCAACTGAAGGGGCATATCACGCACCTCGTGGTGAACCGTGGCTTGGCTACCAAAGACCACAACAAGTTCAAAGCCCTGCTGCGGAAGTACGACATCAAGTTCATCGTGGACTTGGACGATTGGTGGAACCTACCAACCGACCACGTGAACAAGTCACTTGCAAAGGGAACGCAGATTCTCAACTCGCTTAAAATAGCGGACGAGATTCACACCACGAACGAGTACCTCGCCGAGAAGATTCAGAAGATAAACCCATACGTCCCCATCTACATTCTGCCGAATGCGATCGACCCACGGCGGGAGCAATGGACAACGGACAAGACCACGGAGGAGTTAAGCATCGGGTACCTCGGTGCGTTATACCACGACTACGACCTTGAATGGAACGAGATTGACCTTTCCCCGTACAACTCGTATTCGCTTCAATTTTATCAGCAGGCAATCGGAGCCACTCACGCCTTTGCGCCTCGTGACTATAACAACTACGGGGAACTGTACAAGCAGGTGGACGTCTCCATCGCACCACTCGCCCCAACGGAGTTCAACCGTTGCAAGTCCAACCTCAAAGCATTGGAGGCAGGATTCACGAAGACCTGTATCATTGCACAAAAGATGCACCCGTACACGCCTCTCTTGAACGATAGCAACTCAATCCTGTGCCGCACCCCATCGGACTGGAGGGAAGCCCTTGCGTCCATTACCAAAGAGAAGGCGCAGGAGCTGGCAGAAAACCTGTACCACGATGTGCAGTTCTTTAATATCGAGAATATCAATAACACCAGACAGGAATGCTTCGTAAAGTAATCGTACCCACCGAACTCGCTGACATCACGCTAAAGGATTACCAGCGTTTTATGGGGGCAAACCCCACGGATGAGACCTTCAACCAACTCGCTCTGTCTATCTTCTGCGGAATCGATGCGGAGGAGTACCCGCTATTCCCAAAGGCGCAACTGGAGGAAATCGAAGCCCTTGTTCTGTTCACCTTGAACGAGAAACCAGACCTCAAGCGCATCATCAAAATCGGGGAGGTTGAGTACGGCTTTCATCCTAACTTGGAGGACATCACCACGGGTGAGTTCATCGACGCACAGGAATACCTAAAAGATTCCATCAAGAACGCCACCAAATGGCTTGGGGTATTGTACCGACCCATCACCCAGAAGGCCGCAGGACGCTACGAGATTGAGGCGTACAATCCAGCGAAGCACGACGGAGCAGCATTCGAGAATGTAACGATGGACATCGTGGAGGGGTGTCGTCTTTTTTTTACTCGTTTGCAACTATCATTACAGATAGGTACCCTACTGTCTTCGAGTCCGAACCCAGCGACCAAAGAGCTGCGGACATCAAATCCCAGTTCTCTAAAAAATGGGGATGGT